AAAAACGGCAACCTTGATGTTGATAATGTTTTAGCTGCTGGTTCTGGTAATAACACTGTTGTAGCAACTTTCCAGGTTCCTACATCTGGCAAGTGGTACTGGGAAGTTACCTGCCGAGAATACAGCACTGCCGCACCAACTAGAACAAGCATTGGAGTTATGAGCAATGCTTGCATAGGTCAAGATGCTGGAGATTTCGTTTATGCAGATGTTGCTGGTGTCTACTCTTATGCAGCCAGCGGTGTTAAATGTACATCTCCAAATCTTGGCACTTCTAGCTACGGCAGCAGTTACGGCGTTGGTGATGTAATAGGCGTTGCTTTTGATGCTGACAATGGCGATTTGTATTTCTACAAAAACGGCACAGCTCAAAACTCTGGAACTGCTGCTTTCACCGGTCTAGATATGACAAACGGGTTCTACCCAGCAGTCGGTTACTGGGGAGACTTTACGTTTAATTTTGGACAGCGAGCATTTGAGCAAACTGTCCCAAGCGGTTTCAAGGCGCTGAACACGTCGAACCTCCCCGCGCCGACGGTTAAGGATGGGTCGCAGTATTTTAATACGGTGCTTTATACGGGCAACGGATCCACTCAGTCGATTACTGGCGTTGGGTTCCAGCCTGACTGGGTGTGGCTAAAAAGTAGAAACAATGCCTATCACAACTATGTTTTTGATGCAGTCCGTGGAACTGGAAAGCAGCTTTATACAAACCTCACAAACGAAGAATTTACAAGCTCAGGCACATTAACCTCCTTTGACACTGATGGTTTTTCGATCGGCAATTCTGCCAACGCTGACATTAACAACAGCGGTGCAACCTTTGTCGCTTGGAACTGGCTTGCAGGCAACAGCACCTCAAGCAACACCGATGGCAGCATCACCAGCACGGTAAGTGCATCGCCCACGAGCGGCTTTTCGATTGTTAAATGGACTGGCACTGATACCGCTGAAAGTATCGGTCACGGTTTAGGAGTTACGCCAAACTGGATTATCCACAAGTTTCTTTCTGCTTCTAACTGGTCTGTCTACACAACAACTACCGGTTTAAATGATCGCCTAAAACTGAACAGCTCGGACGCTGAAACATCTGACGGGGGCGTGACTGCTGTTAGCTCAACAACATTCTCACTAAGCGCCGCTTACAACGACGACGTTTCTGATCACATCGCCTACTGCTTTGCCGAAGTCGAAGGCTACAGCAAGTTCGGCAGCTACACCGGCAACGGATCAAGCGATGGTCCATTTGTTCAGACAGGATTTTCGGTGTCATGGTTAATGGTCAAAAACACAACCACCGCCCAAGGCTGGTACATATCTGACAACAAACGCGATACTTACAACCAAGTTAACCGCGCACTGTTTGCCAGTTCCTCTTCAGCTGAAAGTTCCTCTACTAGCGGTGCGTCATACGATTTCCTTTCTAACGGGTTTAAGCCAAGAACATCAAACAACGATTCAAATGGATCGGGCGATGTTTATGTATTTATGGCATTTGCTGAAAACCCATTCGGCGGCTCCGGTGTTTCGCCCGCTACCGCAAGATAACCATGGCATTACTTTATAACGGACACGTCCTTAAACCAGACATTCCTTTTGTGGATGTGCACGGTAACCAATACCCTGCTGGCTGGCTAAGGCATCACACACTTGCTGAAAAAGAAGCAATTGGTATCGTTGAGATACCTGACTATTGCGAATGTAATCAACCTAACCATCATTAAACATCATGATTGCACTTATCCGTCCTGTTCTTTTCTCCTTCCTCAACAGCGAGAAGGTGAAGCGCCTGGTTGTGGATCTTCTCCGCAAACTGGCAGAGCAATCAACCAATACCGTTGATGACCAAGCTGTTGACTTCATTGAGCGCGGTCTGTTTGGCGACAAGTGAACCTCGGTGAGCCTCCGGTATTGCCGGTTCTAAGGCTTCCTGAGCCCCTTGCGCTACCACGTCCCGTACTGGAGGTGCCAAGGGCCGAGTTACCCTCGTATAAGCCCCTTGTAGTGCCTCCTAACGACCTCCGCCCACCACCGGGTATCAAAAGCTCAGAGCCTTCTGAAAAGAACGAGCCACAGCCAAAGAAACCCCCTGTTACACCACCGATTCCTGCCCAGGTACGTTACATCGACGTGCCTGGAACGGAGTTAGAAGTACCGCTACCCAGCAACGAAATCCTTGTAACAGCAGGAACCACTGCGACTGTGTCCGTGATTGCCACGCTAACAGCAACGGCAGTATTCAAACGGACAGTACAAGTCTTGAAACCAATCATCAAGAAATTACTGACTCGTAAATCTAAAAATGGAGAAGCGCAATAACTTTTTCCATGATTTCTTCAGTGAGATCGTCAAAGCACTTGTACTTGTTTGGAGTGCCGGTGTGTTGACTGCCTCATACATGGGAATGCTCCAAAAAATGGATCCGACGTTCGTGGCCAGCCTCTTGAGCGGTACTTTAGCGTCGTATGGTATTAGTCGCATCGACAAAAACTCTAAACAGGATCCACCTAAATGAAAAAACTACTGTTTCTGTTGCTGATGCTGCCCTCTGCGGCTATGGCACAGACTGTGACCCCACAGTTTACCCAGGGGTCCATGCAAGCTACCACCACTACCACGCAAACGATCACCGAAACGATTGCGACAGAGGTGTACGGTGGAGCGTACAAGTCCTGGTCTGGAACTAATGTAACCCCTAGCGGTAACATCAATGATTCTACGACCACTTATTCCGTAACTACCGCTGGAGATCCGTGGCAACTCGAAATCACGGAACGAGCAGCCGGTGTGGTCGAGACAATCGACATTACTCGGGACATCGACTACTCTTCTACTACTACCTCATTGTCGGTCTTCTCACAGTAGCCCCTGTTAGGGCCGAGGAGCCGACGGTAAGTAACAATGCATCGCCTATTGCAGCTGCAACTGGCAATGTTACTAACCAAGCCGTACAATTTCAGAACAATGGAGCCCCAAGTAGGCAACAATTTAGCCCTGGTAACTCTTGTAATGGCACGACAATGACGTTTTCGCCTTTTTATATGGGCAATGATGTCATGCCAGACAGCTATACCCGTACCAATAACTACGGAGCACAGCTTAATTTTAGTATTCCGCTTGACGGAGGCATGATTGAGCAGTGTAAACAGATAGCAAAACGTCAAGAAGAAAAGCTTAGGCTTGATTATGAGCTTGTTCGGGCTCTAAAATGTACTGAAATTATGAAGGCAGGGTTTACCTTTAGACCTGGATCGCGGGTTGAGGTGCTTTGTCATGACATTGTACCCATTGTTTCACTTACCAAAGACCAAGAACCCGATTTATCGAACTAATGGCAATTCATCCTTATCACGACGGTACGTTTCCTGACATCAGTGCTTATGCTTACGCCGATTTTACCGAAGGTTTTACTGATGCTCAGGGCGTAGAGCACCGTCGTCTGCTTTGGCAACACTCTGCTAGCGATACCACCTTTGAATGGTGCGGTGAAAGTCGTTTTTATGCTGCCGCTGGTGGTAATCCAGCATTTTATGGCACGGATATTGACGATGCTAGAGGTCAGTGGGTTCGCGCTACCATTGAACGCGCATCTGCCCATCCTATTTGGGTTCCGTAGCCATGACTAGAGCCACAGAAGATCAGTTTAACGAACTTCACGGGCTCGTCACGACAGAACTAATTGCCCGCATCAAGTCGGGTGTCGCTACGACCCAAGACATCAAAGCAGCTGCCGATTGGCTGTCTAAGAATAACATTACCGGTCTTCCAGTTTCTGGATCTCCGCTTGCTGAGCTATTTGCTACCTTGCCGGAAATCGAGCTGGAGGACGTAGAAAATGTCATTATCTAACGAGACAGTTCGCAACACAATAGCTGCTGCTGGACTAGCTTTGTTTAGCTGGCACACACTGACCCTTCACGAGATTGCAAAGTCTGTGGAGGTTTTGCTTAAGACAAGTAGTACTACTGAGGTACGTCTTGAGCGCCTTGAAAACGCAGTCTTCTTTAACAATGCCTCAAGCAAAAAAGAGTAAGTCTGCTAAATACTACGCAGCTAATCCTGACGCTGCGAAAAGAAAAGCAGCATACCAACGAAAACTAAATAAGAAGCCGTCTGTCAAAAAGGCATCCGAAAAGCGCTGGACTGAGCGCCGGAAACGCGGCATTGCTGGGAAGGGTGGCCCCGACCTTTCCCATACGAAAAAGGGGAAGCTGGTTCTCGAAAGTAGAAGCCGGAACCGAGCGCGTAACGGCCACAACGGTAAATCCACCAAGAAATAACCATCATGAGCCTGGTTCGCAACATCAACAAGCGGAAGAAAGCTGGCACTTCCCGCAGCAAGAAAAACTCCACCATTAGCCCAAAGGCATACAAAGCCATGAAACAGGGCTGGCCTAAGAAAAAGAAGAAGTAATCCACCGTAGAGGACCATGCCTCTCAAAGACCCTTCTGCCTACCTTTTTCACCTTAAGGCCATGACCTCCTCTGATGCAAAAAGGATGTGGCGTGCCGCAATCAAAGAAGCCTGGGGCAACCAGTGCGTCTATTGCGGTGCCACTGAACATCTAACCCTGGATCATCTCCACCCAAAAGCAAAAGGAGGCCACGACACAACTCACAACATGGTTTGTGCCTGCCTTTCGTGCAATCAAAGTAAAGGCTCT